TCCCTCGCATAGGTGTGCTCGCGCTCCAGCATGTCGGCCAGTTGGTCGGCGATGCGGCTGATGTCCGTCCCCGCAGTGACCTGCCGGCCGCCGATGTAGAAGTTGTAGGTGCGCCCGGCCGCAGACGCCGGCCCCACCGCCGCCGCTGCGCCCGCAAGCGCGGGCTGCAGCCTGACAGAAGCTAACGCCTGGAGCCGTTGCTGAAGAGCATCGAAGACTTGCTGGGCGACCTGGATGATTTGCCCGCCGGTCTGGGAGAGCTGGTCGCGCAGCGTCTTCTGCTCCGTCTCGATCTGCTTGAGGGTCTCCGCGTGCTGGCGCTGGCGCTCCTCGAAGGCCGCCCGATCTTGCGCCGCCAGTTCCTCCTTCGCCTGCTTCATCTCGGCGAAGGTTGACTCCAGCGCCGCGGTCGCCGCCGGCTCCGGCATCTCCCCGGCCTGCGCCATCTCCAGGATCAGTTGCCGCTCCCGCTCCAGAGAATCCAGGCGCTCCTGCGCAGTCAACTGCTCTTCCATCCGCCGCTTCTGAAGCGCGGCGAGTTCCTCGGCCGCGATCCGAGCCATTGTCTCCTGGTCTTCCTCACCTGTGAGGCGCGCCAGGTCGCGGCGATGCTGAAAAGTGAGGTCAATCAGCGAGAGTTCGTACTCATGCAGGCGTCGGCGCTGATCCAGTTCCTCCTGCGCCCACTGCTTGCGCGCATCCGCCAGGCGCTTCTCACCCGACTCCAGTTCTCGCTGCATCCGCTGGCGCTCGGAGAAGATGGTCTGGGCCAGGCGCAGCTCTTCTTGCTGGAAGAGCCGACTCTGCCCGGCCTCGGCCCGGGCGGCGTTGACCTGGCGAATCAGCTCGAGGACGCGGGAGAGCTGCGAGAGATACTCGCCAGTCTGGAGACGGTCGGCCTGGCGCATGCCCTCCAGCGCGGTAATCCAGGAGGAAACGATCTGGTCTGCGCTCTGCTCGAAGACGCGAGCCCGCTCTTCGGCCTCCTGCTTGGCAAGTTCAGCCGTCTTCGCGGCAACGAATTGGCGGCGGGCAATCTCCGCCTTCGCTGCGTCCTCGCCGGCGGCGATGAGTTGGCTCTTGATCGCCAGGGCCTCTGACTCGATCTGCTGAAGGCGAACGCGGTGGATGCGCTCCCGTGCGCCAGCGATCTGATCTTCGTGGCCGGTCAGCGCCTCGACCAGCTTCTGCTCGGCCTGGAGGATGATGTCCTTGCGCTCCCGCTCGTAGGCGGCGATGGCAGCAAGGCGATACTGTCGAGCTGCTTCCTCCGCTTCCTCGCCCCGGCCGGCGGCAAGGTACTTCTCCTTGATCGCTTGGGCCTCGAGTTCGATCTGGCGCATGCGCGCCTCGTGGTTGCGGCTCTGCAGTTCGAGCAGCTTGATCTCGGCTTCCTGGATGTCCTTGCTGGCTTCACGCTCCGCTGCGGCCCGCGCTGCTGCTGCCCACTTTGCCGCCTGCGACCGGGCCTCTTCGGGCTTCATGCCGGCCTCGACCAGGTCTTTCTCCAGCGCCTGCGCCTCCTCGGCGATCTGCTTCATCCTGGCCGCATGCGCCTCACCCCGGAAGCGCGCCAGTTCCTGCTCGATCTGCTTGAGTTTGGCGGTGCGCGCCTCCTGGCTCTGCTGCGCTTTCTCCGCCCCCTCGACGCGCTGTTTGTACTGGTTCATCTGGGCCAGGAAGCGATCCATGTCGCGCGTGCGGTAGCCGGCCCACTCCATCATCCGGCTCCAGAAGGAGGGCGTCTGGATCTCCTCCAGGCGCACCTTGACCTTGAAGGCGCGCCGGTCCAGATCGAGCAGCGTCTGGGAGAACTCCTTTCCCATCCGGTCGGCTTCGGAGAACTGGCGGTACAGCAATCCCAGGCCGACGGTGATCGCGGCGAACCCCAGCGCCCCGCCGCGCAGGCTGGAGAGCAAAGCCGCTCCTGCGGCCTTTGCGCTAGCCGCGAGTTTTCCGAGCGAGAGTCCGGTCAGGCTGATCTGCACATTGGCGGCTGCCATGCTGGTCATCATCTGGCGCATCGCCCCGACCAGCCCGCCGGAGAGAACCACGGCCTCCTTCAGGTAGGCGTTGTAGAGGATGAAGGAGGCGGTGAGAGAGGCGAAGCCGGCCGCCAGCAGCGCCACTACCGCCAGGATAGTGCGCAGAGGCGCGGGAATGGCCTCGGCCATCTGCACCACGGTCTTCAGAATTTCCGCCAGCGCCTTTAGCACGGGCAAGAAGGCCGAGCCCACCTGCACCGCGAACGCCCGCATGCCGGCCCAGGTCTTGGCCCACTGCACCTGGAAGGACTTGCTCTGCTCGGCGAAGGCGGCGGCTGAGGCGCCGGTCGCCTGGGCCATCGCCTGCACGTCCTCGGAGAACTCCTTGCCGCCCTGCGACGCCAGAGCCAGCGCGCCGCGCAAGGCCCGTACGTTTGGGAAGAGCTCAGACAGCGCTTCCGTGGCCATGCCCGAGCGCTGCGCAACCAGGGCCATGATCTCCGCGTCGGAGGCCCCGGACTTCTGCATCGCGTCCAGATCGCCCGCACCCAGTTTCAGCGCGGCCCCCATCTCCTGGATCACGCCGCCCAGCCCCTTGGCGGCCAGGTTGGTGGCGGTGAGTTGGATGCCGAGCTTGGAGGCGGCGGCCTTTGCCTGTTCCGTGGGAGAAATGAATGCAAGCAGCACCTGGTTCAGGGAGGTGACGGCTTCCGCAGGCACGACACCGGCGCGAGTCATGGTGGCGATGGCCGCGCCCACGTCCTCAATGGGGACCTTCGCTTGCGCCGCGGTGGAGACTACATCGCCGATGTTCTGAGCGAGTTCGCCGAAGGTGATCACGCCCCGCTCGACGGTCTTGAAAAGCACATCCGAAACACGGCCCGCGTCATCCGCGCTCAGTCCATAGGCGTTGAGCACGGCGGTGATCGCCCGGCTCGCGGTCGCAGTGTCAGTGATCCCTGCAGTGGCAGCAATTGCAGATGCCTCCAGCACCTTCAGGCCCTCCGCGCCGTTGAAACCGGAGGAGGCAATGTCGTAGAGGCCGCGCGCCAGCACCTCGGGCGCTTGCCCCACCTTGCCGGAAAGGGCGAGCACGGATTCTGACAGCGCGCGGAAGGCGGGTTCCGACTCCTTGAGAATGGAGTTCACATTGCGCATCTCGGCCTCGAACTCGGCCGAGGCCTTGACCGCCAGGCCCATGCCGCCGGCCACCGCCGCGCCGAAGCCGGCGAGCATTGCGCTCGCCTTGATGGCCGCGCCGCTGTATTGCTCCAGGAGGGAGTTGGCTTTCACCAATCCCTCCCGAAAGTTGGTCATGTCCAGCCGCAGTTGCGCGGTGATCGCTCCGACAGTCATGCGCGCTTCTCTCGTCTTCGATCAGTCAGCCCCATTGATCGCGCCAGTTCTTCGGGCTCCGGTCGCCTCTCCACGCCCGCTTCGCTGCGAAGCCTCCGCACCGCCGAGCGCAGCGCCTGGTACGCCTTCTTGCCTCCCTGCGAGGCGGCCGCCGCGATGTACGCCAACTCGGCCTCCTCGGCCAGCCGCAAGGCTCGTCTGCGACGAATGCACTCCGCCCACACCAAGGCCTGCGCCGGGGTGACGTGCCAGAGGATGTACTCGTGCGTCCACCCGTACTCGCTTTGCAGCAGATCGAACGCGCCCGCCCAGCCGAGACTTACGGAATCGCCGTCCTGTCTGCGTGCACCGCACAGGCAGGCGTCTTCGCGAGCTGGAGGGCGCGCCCCACGTTTTTTCGGATGTCCGGAAGCTGATTGACCTCCAGCGCGGCGGTGATGATCTGCGCCGCCTGCGCCAGGGTCAGGTGCTCATCCAGGTAGGCTTCCTCGATCCCGAAGAGGCGCTGGAACAGCCGCCCGACGGCCTCGCCCAGGATCGGGAAGATCGCCTCCAGGTGCTCGTCCGGTTTGGCGAGATCAATCTCCGGATGCTCTCGCGCCACCCGTTGCGCTATCGCGCCCAGATCTGCGGCAATGCGCTTGAAGTCGCCGATCACCAGCGGGCGCACCACGATCTCGCGCTCGCCCACTTGGAACCGCCGCTCCTGGGGCATCACGACTTCATCCGGTGTCGGTGGCTTGATGTCTGTCATGCTCTTCGTTGCCTCCGCAGGTCTGTGACCGGGGACAGCCAGGCATTGCTGCGAGCCGCGTGCGAAGCCCGGCCGTCCCCTGGTCATCCGCTCACGCTACGCGGTGTACTCCTCCCACCGTCCGACCTGATCGCCGGCGGGCCGGCTGGTGTCGGCCAGCACAGTCAACTGGATGGGCAGGTCAACCTGCTCCTCCTTGCCCCAGGAAAGGGTGCCCGAGGCCAGCACCGCGCAGCGGTAGAAGGTCAGGGCGAACTTCTTGCCGGAGCCTGCCGGGAGAATCAGCATCACCGACTTCTCGGTGATAGCCGTGTCGCCGCCGAAGGTCAGCCTGCGTCGCCCGGTGCCCAGGTCCTCAATGGAGGCGGAGATTCCCCACACCTCCTTGATGTGCTCGAGGGTGACTTCCGCCAGCGGCACCGCGAGCGAGAAGGTCTCGCCCGCCTTGATGGTGCGCACCGGCAGAAGCGACTGGTCCACCTCGATCTCCGAGGTCTCGACTCCGTGCTCGATGTCGAGGGAGCCGTGGGTGTGCCCCATGAACAGCCCCTCGATGTAGAGCTCCTCCACCGCGCCCTTGATGACATCGTCAGGCGAAAATGCGCCTCCGGTGAAGAAGAACAGCGCCTGGGCGACGGAACCGTCCGGTATGGACTCCCCGGAGTCGGAGACGCCCACATCGTTGAGGCCGTTGTCCCAGCCGTCGGTGTTGGCCGCATCGATGGCGATGGTAAGTTCCGTCGCCGAGACGAAAGTCACCCGCGTCGGGTCAACGTTCTCCCAGGTCGTCTGGCCGTGCTTGCGGTGGTAGACCTTGGTCAGGTTGGGCGTATCCTGAAACCCGGTGCCGATAATCTTGATCGCCGAGTCTCCCGCCTTCGCGTAACTCGGATAGACTTGCGTGATGGTTGCCACTTCATTTCCTCCTTCTGGCCCTGCCTACGAAGCTTGCCCGCCTATGGCGTGGACGACCTCCGCAGATCAAGGGCGATGTTGAAAGATGCGAGGTGCGCAGTTCCGCCCTCGGCGGACTCGGTGCCCGTGTATGCGGGGCTGGCCACCGCCTCAATGGTGAGCGCCCACAGGCCGCCGCCCAAATCGAGGTTCTGCTTGCCATGCAGCTTGCCGTAGAGGCTGTAGGCCTTCCGCAGTGCGTCGTCAGGCGTTGCTGCGCGAGCGAAGAACATGACCGTAGGCCGCTCACGTTGCGTGTAGCGGTCGGGCGGATAGCCGCCCGTTGCGTGTAGGCTGACGCAGGCAAGCGGCGAGGACGGACGATGCAACTTGAAGATGCTCGTCCCGACGGTGCCTTCGCCCTGGCTTTCCAGGTAGGCCGCGAGCTGATCAATCAGCAGACTCACGCCAGCGCACCTCGCAGATGGTCATCCAGGTTGCCCTGGTAGCGGTCGGCCTGTTCCTTGAGGTTGTCCTCCAGGTACTTGGCCTTGCCGCCCTTCGGATGGTTGAAGTCCAGGCGTTCGTGTTGCACGAGCGCATACGGAGTGTTGAATCCGACTTCGCCGACCACGGCGTCACCGAGGCCGCCCTCGTGAATGGCGCGGCGCTCCCGCATCTCGAGGTGCTCCGGGCTTTCGACTGGCTCGGAGCCGATCTCCCGGAAGCCGCGGCGCGCCACTGCCCGGCCATTCGCGTACACCGTGGCCGAGCCGCTTGCCCGCAGCGTTCCCTCATCAACTGGGGCGTCTCGCACGGCGCGGCCCAGCAAGTCCTCGGTGTTCTCGATCATGCCTTTCACGGCGGCCTGCTGGACGCGCTGCCACACCTCG